CAATTCGGCGATTAGTTGTTTTCTGTCCATTGATTTAACCTCCTTCTTATAATTCTCTGATAGCTTTATTGGATTCATGTTTTTTATAAATGGACGATTAGTCAGCGTGCCGCCACATAAAACATAGGGGTGATGTTCTCCGTGTTGGTCGATGTAATCAATCCTAAAATCTGCGCTTGAGTATTTATACTCCTTCTCAGAGACTTTCTTCTGTCCCATTGGAGTAAATTCTACCTTCGCAAACAGTCCTTTCCCTTTTCCGTCATCATTTTGACGAACCTCAAGACCTCTTAACCATAACGCCGCCGGCGCCTCCCCGGAATCGTTGTCATGCGTGTAATCATAAGATATGTCGCACCCGCGGACATTGTTGTCAAAATTCTCTTTCATTTTGTGAAGCATTTTTTCAGTGATAAGAATATCACCATATACAGGATGAATATATTTGCCTTCACGTAAAATCTGAATTTCTTTGCCTTTGATCTCGTACCCTTCGACAGTTATCGATTCGGATAGTTTTAACGCTTGGGCTTCCTGATCATTAATTATTCTATCAGCCAACCCGAACGAAACGGCCTCCATCGCGTTAAAATATTTATCTGTACGATTCATAGATTCTTCAATCTGACCTGATGTCTTTCCTGTGTTTTCTGCCAATAAGTCAACAAGTTTTTTTTGTAATTTTTTGAATTGCTCTACATTGTCCATCATAGAGGACATAGAGCCAAACGTTCCCGCGCTAAGCTCATGGATCATAATTTCGCAAGTTTTACTTACAAGCCTTGTATCTCCTGATGATAAAATAACAGCAGAGGCGCTTGCGGCAATTCCAACACAAACGGTTCTTATTGGCGACTTAACAATCTTCATCGTGTCCGTTATGGCAAACATATCTCTTACCCCGCCACCACAAGAGTTTATGAAAATTGTTATCTCTTCGTTTGATTCTCTGTCCATTGCCAAAAGCTGCCTGACAACGTATTCAGCTGACCACTGGTCAATCTCAGAAAACAAAAATATTTGTCTGTTAGCATAATTATCATCAAAAGCGCCTGGCATAATATCTCCTTTTTTTTAAAAAAAATAGCCCCACGAATTATTTATCATGGGGCTCAAAGGCTCTCTAAAATTTATTTATCTTGTTTTGTTAATCTCTCCGCATCTATCACACTTTATTTCTACTTCTATTATCGCATTTCTTTTATATTTAAACAATAATTTTCTGCATTTCTTGCACCTAAATTCAATCATTAGAATATTGTCTTTCCTTGACGTATCGTTGGCGGCGGGATTACGTCATCAATCTCTTCAGGCTTTTTCTCCGTCTTATAAATCGGCTCCATGTATGAATTGCAATTTGGATGTAATGGCGGCGTAGCCTCGGCAAGTTCCGGGCTATTGATCGAAAACGTTTTTCCTTTGTACCACTTGCAAATTTCAGCCTCAGGAGATGGATTTACAAACCTGTACCCCCAAAGCTGATCTTCTATCTGTTTATTAAACTGATATTCTCCAAAATTCGACGTGCCAACAACAACAAGCGATCCGTCAACAACAACACCTGCTGATGTGATGTATTTATCAACCGCCTTTGAAACATTCGACATCGTTTGCGCGATTGATAAATTTTTCAAGGAGTTATTAGACGCTGTAAGTATCGCTCGGTTAAGCATCCCGGATGTCTGCTTGTCCACTATGGATGTTGATTCGTTGAGCACGTATTGCTTTAACGTTTTATCCTCTATATCTTTAGGGTCAATATCCGCAAGTTTTATCGAGTTTTTCTTTGCCTGTTTCTTTGCGCACTCAAACGATTCAACGGCGATTCCTGATAGCTTTCTTTGTAGCCCTTTAAGATATTTCGATGATGAAACGGTGACATTTTTTAAGCCCTGAATGTCAATGGTTCCCTTTTTAAGGGTCGACTCAATGTCCGCGATCATTTTATCCTTTATGAGCGCAAGGTTAGCCTGCATAAAATCAAGAACCTCTTTATTTGTGTCCTCGATATATTTCTGCCTTTCATCTCTTGTAATTTTTTCGGCAAACTGTATTTTATTTTCAACTGGCGCAGACGGTTCAGGCTGATTTTCTCTCCGTTCAAGTTCTTCTTCCGTGAGTTCCGGCATTTCCAGATTGTTCCTAAGCTGTACTTCATCGTCTGTAGTTGGCTTGACAAATCCTGACTGGCTCAAGACAGATAAAACGTTTGCCAATTCCTGTCCGGCTTTCTTGTTTAAGTTCATACCTTTTATTCGCACACGTGCCGGATCAACGCTTTCACCAAAATTAATTTTAATAAACGGATTAATCACGCGCGAGTTGATAACGCCGCATATCAAGTTTATGATGTACTGTAACCCGTCAAGGAAAAAATCACTCTGGTCTCTAGATAACGCGAACGCGCCCGTATTCCCATTTTGCCCTAACATAACAAACTGTGCCAGAACGCTTAACGCCATTCCCGAGTTACACCCGTCTATCGCTTTCTGAACAGGGTCGGCGTCAAACTTCGATTCGTGGTACATGAATTTATACCCCTCCGGCGTTATCATGTACGCTTCTTCATGATGGCAAATATTTTTTAACATCGTTTCAACGGCAGTATATTCCTCGCTCCCGTATTTAACGCTCAACGGAACCTCCATCGAAGGGATGCCCGAAACGCTTCGCTGTACACCTATTCCCATCCACTTCTGATAAATCTTTTTACGCTTGTATGAGGCATACGCGTTACGGAGCAAGGATTCCCCGCGCCAGTCTTCTCCTTGTTTGTTGAGCGAAAAAAACAACAAAGTTTCAAACGGGATTTCAATGGTTCCTTTATCGATCGTTAACTGCCTGATGATTTTCTTTTTAGGTAAAATTTCTTCAATGGATGTTTGCATCCTTTGTTCTATCTGCGGCACAAGATACATCGTGCTTCCAATTCTTTCCGGCTGATAGTATTGCTCAAACACCGAAAATCCATACTCAAGCATTGATAATATTTGACCCAAAAACGCGTCAAATTCTGATCCGGATTCCCCAAACAGTTTATCTTTGATTACCTCTATGGCAAGTTTTTCCTTATCTGTTACGTTGGACGGATATGGTATGTTCCATGATGCGGACCTGATAGGATTTTTATGTACGCGCAAAATCATACCGACAATATCGTCACCCTTTGACATCGTCTGGTACCGGATAGACCCGGCGCGGCCTTGCAGCTCAGCTAAGTGCTCAATGGTTCTATTCGAATTATCAGAGTATTCATTTAGCCCTGCGTCACCTAATGGTTTTCTTCCTATTCTCATGTATTTTTCCTCATGTAAGCATTATGTTTTATTTTTTACAAAAAAACAACAAAAAAATTAATTATTCCATTATTGTCATTTGTGATCTTTTTTCCCGTCGTTCACGTTGTGCTCTTGTTTCCTGCGTTTTCAGACGAGCTTCTTCCTGCCTGATCATTATATCGGTTATGCCGGTCCCTCCTTCGGTTTTCCATTTATGCGCTAACATAGCACCACAGTCTGTGTGCCCCGGTGATTCCCCGAGGTCTTTTTTTAAGGTTTTTTTATCAACAATACGGATTTTCTTTTCATCAATATAATATTTTAGCGCCAGACACTGCCTTTGAAACGATTCGTTGTGAGTAAACGTTATCTCTTTTTTACGCATGGCCTCGGCCAACAACCAGTGCGCCTCTGACCTTTTGTTGTAAATCTCAAGCACGCCAAACATGTTGGTCGATCCTGACCCCCCATAAAACATGTCCGGGCTATAGTTAAGATCGTTTCTCATTTTCAATACCGTCGCTGAACCGATTCCAACAGGATCAACTATCCAGTCGCCTTGTTTCACGTGAAACATCGTCGCACGTTCATGTGAAATAATTCCGGATATGTCCGGATCCTGCTTCTCGTACTCTTCCCACCACCCGATATGGTTCCCGTGCATCCGCGCCATGACAGTTGAGTCGTCACCTTCCCACGCCGGGTCTGTGGCGCCCAATGCTCTATCGGTTATTATAATTTCGGGATCACTCTCGCGCTTACAACTTTTATACCATTCGAAGTTAATTAACTGATTTGCAGCCGACGAGTAATCCCAGCGATTTTTCACAAATCGCTCATATTCTTCTTTTGCTAGTTCTGATAAATTTTCAACGTACCGCTCCCCAGAGCAGTCAACCGCGTCCTGCTCGTCAAACTCAAGAAAAAAATACTTCTCCGGCAGTTTATTTTCGACCCACGGATCATAAAACGTATCCTTGACCCAACCTATTGATGGGTTGAGGTTCAGCATAATAAACGGTATGCAGATATCCCTGCGCCACCGGCCAACCCTTGTTTTGGCAATCTCAAAATATTTTTTATCTATCTGGTTGGCCTCCTCAAACAACCCGCCGTTAACCTCAATCCCGCGGATGTTGTTGAGGTCCGGGTCTTTTGTTATGTCGCACCAGATAAATAATATCTCGCTTCCGTTTTCGTACTTCGCTGTCATATCAACGACCTTCGACGCATTTTGTGATTTTGTCGTTCTTTTTATTTCGTTGTATGACGGTATTGTTGTCTGCTTCAGGTTCTTCTCAGATTTTCTTCCGATAAAAAACCTTGACCCCGGTATCCTCTGGCATAGGTAGTGTATCAGCCCGACCGTTGCAAACGTTTTTCCGCTCCCGGTTGTTCCAGCAGCACACAGATAAACAAACCGGCCGGACCGAAACGCATTTATAAACTCAGCTTGTTTTGGTTTTAGAGGCATTGTTTTTTACATATGGCTTCCCATTGTTGTGTATTACCTTGTGCCCGTTTTTGTCCAGCCCGCGGAATTTATTATATTCTTCCGGGAACTGGTTCCGGATTCCGTCAAATAGGTTTTTGCAGTCCTCCTCCTCTCCGAACGGGATGTGTTTTTCGGTGAACTCCATCGCCTTGAACGCTGACTGCCGCTTGCCGAGGGCGAAGAGGCACTCAATGAACCCGAGCAGAAACTTGAAATCCGTTGGCTTATGCTGCATCCCCTGACGTATCATGCCGAACGCGGAGAACGGGTCTTTTTTCGCTAGAAATATCTTTGACAGAAAAAATCTCGAGTTTACCGTGGCCGGGTTTATCGCTATATGGTAGTGGTGAAACGTCTCAACATTTTTATAGGCGTGAAACAACGGTTGATATTTGACCAAATAAAAAACAGCGAAGCAGAGCAATATCTCATTTCCATACGGCGTCATCATCGCATATTTGTACAACAACGCCATCGCGCCAACGTTCGGAATCGAGCAATACCTGTCCGAGGCTGTCATTGTCACCTGATATATATTGCACCACGGAGAAACAAACAGCAGAAACCATAGCGCATAAAACGAATGATCGAACGCAAGAAACGCGAGCACGGCCACGCCCTTCCAGAAATCCAGATTAAACGCGAACGCATCCTTATTCCCTTCCTTTGTCGCTCCGTAATACATCAAGAAATCATGATACATCGCAGGCTTATTCGGGAGGATGCAGTTAAAAAAATGATATCCAACTGTCTTTATATATAAAATTATTTTTTTTGGATTAAACTTAAACGATTCTTTTGATGCGTATGCCGCCTTGCGTGCCCTTATTTTTGATAATATTTTTTTTCTTCCGGCCAAAAAAACAATTATCGCCAACACCGGCACAACCCACCAGAACGGTGTTGTCAAAAACAACAACGGAAAAACAACGCCGGACACGTGAAGCCACGCCGTAAACATGGCCATGGCCGGGGCCGCTGGCCAGAAATTCCATGCCACAAGAACAGCGAGCAACGATAACGCATACCGCCTGCCGTTGAGCCATAAAACTGTTTGATTATTGATCGGGTTTATCAGATACAGCAACGCGATCTCTAGGTGCCCTGTCATGCGATAGATAAGTGAGCAGTTGACACCGTGTAAAATAATCGTTGCCAGGTGGTCGGCCCATGCGTTCTTAAAAAACCCGGCCCCGTACATTGATTCATGGATAAATTTCAATAGTGGGAATTTTTTGTTTTTGCGTATTTCTTTCATGCGCGCGAGGCGGGAGTCATCATCAACAACATATCCGAGTTTCAGCACGCGGAAAAACATCACCGCAAGGGCAAACCAGATTATTAAATAATTCATTTGTCTTCCTCTCCTGTTTTGTTTTCCTGTTTTTTCATCCCGAAAAATTCGTCGATGAATTTTTCATCACTTCCAACCAAGTGAAGTGACATGGCCCTGTCTGTTAAAATTCCAAGGTTTTTCATCATCATTTCAAGCGTCTTCGTTTTTGACTCAAACTTGATTTTGTTTACCTGTGTCCCATCATCAAGAAATTTTACATCTATGCCGGCAACCGCCGATCTTATGTTTTTGGGCCACTCAGTTACAGGTTTGAGCGTTCCGTCATCATAAAAAACCGCTGCCCTGTCTGCATATGTCATCGTTTTTAACTCATTGAGTATTTTTTGCACGGCCCATTCAGTCTGTGAGAATATTGCCATCTTATACTGATCAATGTTTTCCGGCTTGCTAGCCCACGTTGTCAGCTGACAAAACGGTATTTCGTGCATTTCGCAAAACTCAATAATGTTTCCACCGTTCGCTAAGTGTGCGCACAAAATATCAATCGCATCATCTTTTTTAATAAACTCTTCGAACTTTTTATGGTTTCTCATTTTCTTATTATATCTCTTGTTTTGTTTTTTATCAAGAAATCCTTGTTATTTTTAACCCGGTGTAGTTTGGCTCTTTCCGGAATCTTCTTTTTGTCCGGCAGCTGTACGAATCAACAGCGCGGGCGACCCTGTAATTCTTCTTCTGGTCCATGTTCCCATCCGGCAGAAGGTTCCACGGAATTATTTTCGATTCTCCGATTTCCAGCTTTTCGATTCCGTATGACTGTTTTTTTCTTTTTCCATCTTCCCAGTTTTTCCTTGAGCACCTTGGACACCTTAAAGATTTTTTATCTTTGCGTTGCTTCCACCCGTGTCCGCAGACTACGCATTGATTCCATCCGTATCCTTGATCCTCAAGTTCTTTGATTCGATTTTTTAAGATTTCTATCTGTTTTTTTAGTTTTTTGATTTCGTCCATATGCGTCCTTATGAAATTTTTTGATGTTTTTGTTGTAACTTTTTTTATTTTAAGCGTTTACATCAATCCGTCCAATCCGTCCATTAAAAAACCCCCCCGCCCAAACTTTCTATATTTGTTATAAAAATACAATATAACATTACTATGTACTTTATAACCAATATATATTTTATACCCTATTATTTAATAAGACAATAAGACATAAATCAGTATCAATATAGTATATAAGGACTTACAACGTCCAAAAGTCGTCCTATTAACCCCCTTTCGTCCTATTGTTTTAATAGGGTTTTTTGGGTTTATGTTATAAACACATTATAAAATCTATAATTATGTTTCGTGACGCATTATAGAATCTATAATGTTTTTGTAGTATTTCACCAATTTTCATCGATTTCTTCCTGATTTTCAAGCTCATAAAAATACCCCCTATCACCCGTTGTTTTGCGCTTTTTAACATACCCGAGCATCGCAAGTATCTTCCCTATCCGGATTGTATCGTACCTCGTTTTCTTGGATTTCTCTATTTTCAGGCAGGACTCCATGATGTCATCCATGGTAAACTCGATGTTTGTTTTGACGTACCGCTGTATGTCCTCCTCCCATGGATCCCGGACGCGGCGTTGCTCCTGCTCATCAAGCGCGGACTCAGGCACCTCCCACCAACGGGACACAACGCGCTGATCGTCATATTCGACGTCCTCGGATTTATAAACATGTACCGCCTCGGCAAAAAGCTGCTCACGCATATCGCGGGTTTTGTTGATCTCGATATCTCCGGTTTTAACCGGCCAGAACCGGCGTGCGCCTGTGTGATCCTCAAGGTATTCGTACTCGTTGGTTGTCCCGGCGAATATGGATGAGCGTTTATGGTCGGCCTGGTGCCGGTCATACGGGGCCCGGTATGTGTCCTTGGAGTTTGAGAGCATCTGTTTGAGCTTGAAGATGTCGGCCTTCTTCCAGGTTGACAGCTCGGCGAACTCAAGGATTATTTTTCCGCTCAAGCACTGGTAGAAGTTGTTTGAGTATATGTTTTCGATCGCCTCAGTGTAATATTTTTCTCCAGCGATGGACCGCAGGAACGTTGATTTGCGCTTACCTTGGGCCCCCTCAAAAATAACCATCGAATGACACTGGCACCCAGGGTTGAATATGCGCGCGACCATCGATATCATGAAGTTGCGCGATACGGCCCGTGTATACTCTGAGTCCTCACAGCCGACGCACTCAGCGAAAAACGTGTCTATTCTTGAGGTTTTGTCCCACACAAGAGAGTTCAGCCACTCCCGCGGCTCGTTGCGGACGTTGCGCCTTGCGTGCGCCTTGATTGCCTTGTTGACAATGGTGTCTGTCATGCGGGATAGCCCGATTTTGCTCTGCATATAGACCGCGATCTCGAATTCCTCAACATCTGATAGTGGTCGGCCATCGATAAACACCTGGTGAAAAAACTCATCGTACCATATACTGTTATTAAGAGTAGGCACTCCGCTCAGAACGCGCATGGCGTTATCGATATTAGCTACAGGGTTTCCAGAGGATGTGAGCGCCAGGCCCAGGTTATCCCACAAAACAACCGCGGAACCGCTGACCTCTGGCGTGTCCTCAGCCTGTACGTTGACCTGGACCGCGTTGACCGTTACGTTTTGCTCGATATCGCTTACTATTCTCGCGCGCGGTTTGGCCCACGCGTAGAAATCGTCCCATGACCATCCCGGTTCGTCCGCCAGGTCCCACCCGCTTGGTTTATCGTCAATTTCGATTATTTTGACCTTATTGTTCTGGGAGCGCAAAATTTTAGCGATATTATCAGCGGCCCGGGCCCCGGGCGCGTCCGCATCGGGGCAGATAACAACGCTCCGGTCGCGGATAGGTGACCAGTCGGTTTTATGTGTCGCGTTTGTCCCGCCCATCCACGTAACGCACAGAAATTTATCGTTGACGATTTTCTGGGCCGCGTCGCATGCCTTCTCACCCTCGGTTATGAGTATCGGGCGTCTCGGGTTGTTAATTATTTTATTCTCGTTATATAGGGGCCTGACGTCCGGGGACTGCCACACGATTTTTTTGTTTATAATCTGGATGGGGCGGTACTGTTTGCCGGTCCGCGTGTTGTATCGTGCCACAAAAAGGGAGTCGTTATATTTCCACACGTTGGCCGGTTCGCCGAGTTTATAGTGCCGGAATTTCGATGTTTTTTCGTTGAAACCGTATTTTTCGGCAAGCTCTGCGTATGCCTCGGCCTGTGTTATCCCGTAAACTGCCGCATAAAGAGAGATAAGATCGCCGCCATTGACGTTTTCCTCGGCGAAATCGCACCACACGCCGGTGCGGATATTTACCCGCAGAGAATCTCCGTTGCCGCCGTAAAGGTTGCTGGTTTCGTATTCGTGTCCGTTTATTTTTCCGCCCGGCAGAATTTCAGGGAGGAGTTGTTTGGCGTAAGATAAGAGGTGTTTTGATAGGCCGTTAAAATTCACGTGTTGCTCCTGTTTTTTATATTTTGCACTTATTTATTGCCTCATCAGATGATCTCGCAATAAACGATATGCCGCCCGCGGCCCGCACAGCCGATAAAAACGTTTTTTGTTTTCCGGAGGCCCTGCCGGATGGGGTTTTAACCTCGCACGCGGTAAATACAGCAACGGTTCTGCCGACCATATCAGGCGTTATTTTGACAGGTTTCCATCCGATGTAATCAGATGAGCCCTTGCATAGGCCGGCGTGTATTGGCCTTGGATTATGTATTATTATATCACCGTTGTCCAGTTTTGTGATTTTATCTCCGCGCCAGGCGAACGCCACATTATTCCGAAAAAGACGCGCGCCGATCTTGGAGAGGGCGAGGTGTATTGTTTTTCCGATGTTGTGTTCGTTCACGCGCGGATCACCTCCCACCCGGAGCTCTCAGAAAGCGACCTTGCGGTTTTTCTGCACGCGTGCGCGCTGATATGTTCGATGGATTCAAGAACAATCTTTCCGTTTATTGACTGAACATAAATAATATTATTTTCGATGATAATGCGAAATTTTCTTGGTTTTTCAGCACGAATGCTCTCGGCTGCGAATTTTGTCCGGTAATAATCGTTTTGACGTTTGAGTTTTGCGTTCTCGTGCATGGCTGATAAAACCGCAAGAATCATAGACACCAGAGAAATTGAAATAAAAATTTCTGTCATAATAGCCTCCTGTATTTAACCTCATGGTTTATTTTTTTGGCATGGTCGATTCCAAGCTGCATCCCTCTCGATATGCCGTGATCTATATAAACCACCGTATAGTCGGCAGATTTGCGCCACACAAACCCGGCATTTATTCCGAGCATACGCTCATTTTTAATTGTGTCATCCAGGCATTGCGTGTATAACAGATGGCTTGCCATCGGAGCCTCACCGCGGTAAAGGCAGTCGCGCATGCACTCGCGTGCGTATATCAGGTATTTTTCGGTGTCGCCTGCGTATGGGGTTTCAAGGATTATTCGTTTCATTTATCACCTCCAAAAATGGCCTTGGCCTCTCAAATCTGTCTATCCACAGCTTCGGTTTCCAGTCACAACCTTCGACCGGGTGGTCTTTGAATTTTTTCCCGCATTTACAGATTCTGTTTTTCTTTCTTGTCATTTATCCCCCTCCTCCTAACCGTCAACTCCCAGCTCCCGCCACGCAATATCACCTTAAAATTGTCTGATATTTCCGATCCGTAGGCTACCAGCTTATCCGTGAGCATTCCAATTTGCTTGAGAGTTTTCTCAATGTCTGCCTTGTACGGCAATTTTTCCTGTTTTATTCTTCCGGCGCACTCATCGCACCGGCTAGATAAATCTTTAATGTTCCAGTCTATATCCGGTATGCACGTCAAGACATCACCGGGCAAGTAAGACACGTCCGGCTGCTCATACGGAGACTCGTGTTCATATCCTCTGCGGAGCATTTCCTCTGCGAGTAAGTCGTGACGTTCTTTCATAAGTAGCGGAAAAATTTGCCCTTTGCGTCCGGACATGTTGTGTTTTTTGACAAAATTATGCCTGTGCTTATGTATATCGCCATGCTCCTCGAGAAGATGTTTCCTGCATAACATTCTCGGGTTTATCATCCACATTCTCGGGTTTATCATCCACATTCTTATCTTATCCCTCCCATTAATTTCTTTTTCTGCCTCGCGTTAAATACGTGCTTGGCCCATAACCTTGGATTTTTATATTTTCTACGCCTTCCCTCTGAGACTAATTCTTCAAGCGTTTTACATTTCCCCTGTGCCATTAATCGCTTACGCCTCAACTCTTTAACGTCAACCTCAACAAGCTCGCCGTCCTCCTCGTCAACCTTCCTGTATTTTATCTCAAACTCTGCCCCGCAAAACGAACAACGTGTTTTTCCGGGCAACTGAGCGGCAAAACATTTTTCGCATATTTTTATGTTTATTGGCTTCTCCTCTGACTGTTTTTTGTTACGGCGACCCGTTGTGAGCTCCCACTCTCTGTTTTCATCCGGCAGGCCGTGCCGTTCGCAGTTCCCGACATGATCCAAAATTATAGCGGTTTTGCCATCAACATATCTTAAAACCCGCCCAACCTGCTGAAGATACAACGCCAACGATGATGTGGGCCTAAGCAAAATAACAGCCTCCATAGACGGCAAATCGAACCCCTCGCCAAACAGATCAACGTTGGATAAAACCCTTATCTGACCTTTCCTGAATTTATCCAGGATTAAATCGCGCTCGTTTTTTGATGTTTTACCGTCTACGTGGGCCGCGGCAACACTTGCGGCGCAGAATTGCTCAACGATATGCTTTGAGTGCTTGATCGACACGGCAAACACAACAGCGCGTTTTCCGTTGCACAGCTTTTTATAGTGCTTAATCGCGTCCCCCGTGATCGTTGGCTTATCCATAAGAACGTCTAACTCTTCCTTAATATAATCACCCATGCGCTTATGTAATCCGTCTGTGTTAACGTGCGAAGGTGCATATAATTTATAAGGAGATAAATATTTATGATCGATAAGCCATGAAACGCTGGGGCCGTTAACCATAGACTTAAACCAGTTACCTAGTCCTGTCCCGTCAAGCCGTATCGGTGTTGCGTCAAGTCCTATATGATAAGCTTTATTGAAATGCTCAAATATCGTTGAATAAGTTTTTGATCCGTTATGCTTGCATTCGTCCCAACAGACAAAATCCGGCGGCGCATAACGTTTATATCGCCGGATAAGAGTTTGTATGGAGCATATTTGTATCGGCATGCGTTTAGATTCCGGGAATCCTGCGGAAACAATCCCGAAGTTTTTAACACCGATATCGTAAAACGTCCGCATTGTTTGCTTGAGTAATTCTCTTCGATGAACGATAAACCATGCTCGCTTCCCTTTATTAGCGGCAAGCCGAAACATTTCAGCGGTGAGGAGGGTTTTCCCGCCGCCGGTGGGTAGCTGGATTAAGACGGAGCGTTTACCGTGTAGAAATTCCGATCTGGTAAGATTAATAATTTTTTGTTGGTAGGGTCTTAATTGCATGATTTTTATTATATATAAAAATTGACATATGTCAAGAAAAAAACTTGACATTAGTCAATTTCTTTGATATATTTGAAGCATGGAAAATAAAATTATAAATCAATTAAAAAATATACACAGACAGACAGGCCTGCAATGGA